TCATATTCGTGTTCACAAGATGGGCATGTAGTATGAACTGGCTTGATTTCAGTGTTTTTCTTTAGTTCAGCATTGAAGTCACGGATTGCGGTGAATGTAGTACGATCACAGCTTCTAATAAACTCGTTGATGAACTCCGGGTTATCAACTCGTTCACCATCGGGAGTTTCAACGTAATCAATTGTCTGAGAGATCAAATCCATAGTAACTAAGGTGACTTTCTCAAGTGCCTCAATTCCCATCTTATTCTTCTTCTCTATGTCTTCTTCGGCTTCTATTTCCATAAAATAGCGTTGCATTTCAAATTGTTTCAATGCGCCGGCGTTCATGTCCTTGTAAGTCAATGGCTTGAGCTTAACTTTGACGTTACCTACTTCTAGAATTTCATCATAGTTACCAGGAACTATAGTACTAAGTAGCCCCATAAGATTTACGTTATAAGTATTCTTTTCTGTGCAAGATGGGCAGATAGAGTCAACTTCAAGACTGTCCCCAACACTAGCTGCACGAATTGAAATCAAAATTGCATCCATGTCATCGCTTGATATTTTCCACGGATCTTTGATGTTTGGAACACAACTCTTGATTAAGTCTGCTACAGTTGTGCCGTTGAAAAGGGCGTCAGGTGTTCTTGCACTGATTTCATCAATTGCAGTCATAGGATATACTGGTAGTTCTCCGGTCGGAGTCATATCCAACACATCTTCGGGGTATCCTTTACCACCGCTGGGTAATTTTAGATAGACTGATGGTCTTCTGAAGTATTGACGTAGTGGATTGTTTTCCATGTTTTTCCTCATAAAATTTTAGTGGTTAATTAACACTAAATAGCTAACAGATATTTAGTGGGCAAAAAACCTCTATTTTATTTTATTACCGGAATTGAGCATGGATCCAGAAATTCAGAGAGACTACGAAGAACATATGAGAACAATGGTTGACTTACTCAACCAACAAGCCACTGCCACTTCGAAGTTACTGAATTCTTTACAATCAACTTCAAAAGCTACAGAGGCAGTAAAAAGCAATACTGAAGCTACTAAAAAACAAACTGAAGTAATGTCGGGTTCTACAAAGGCGTTGGAAGCTGGCGCCATAGCCCAACAAAAATATGCTGAAGCTGCTGCTAATTTCTCTAGAGGATTAATCAGCGGTAAAGCTGCTGTTATGAGTTTTGGCAATGCTCTACTCAACACTGAAAAAAGTATAGGGAAATACGGTAACGCATTCCAATCTGCTGGCGATGCAGCTTGGGATATTGGTAAGAACTTTGGTATATTAGGAATGGCAGCGGGCGGCCTTGCAAAAGGCTTCGGGGCTATTGCTGAAGGTGTCTTTAAGTCATTAGACAGCGTTATACAATTTAGAGACGAAACTTCTAGATTTGCCGGTATCTTACCTACAACACTTTCCGGTATACAAGAATTAGGATCTAACGCTAGGTTCTCCGGTGAAGAGATAATGAAGCTCAGCAAAACTATGTCTGGCTTCGGTAGAAATATCCTTAGCTTAGGTGGTTCTGCTGGCGAGGGCGCCCTAAAATTCATGCAAATGTCGGCGGTAACAGATGATGTTCGTCGCAAATTTGGTAGATTAGGGGTTGACCAAGATAGATTGAATGAAATGCAAGGCATGTACATTCAGTTGCAAGGCATTTCAGGTAAAGCATTAGAAAACAGAACAAAAACTGAAGGTCAATTACAGCGTGAATCATTAGCATATGCTAAAAACTTGATTATCATGTCTGACCTTACGGGTGAAACTGCCGAAGAAATGCAGCGAGAACGTGAAGTCGCTAAGGCTGAATTTGAAGAACAAGTTAAGATTCGTCAAGAAAATTTACAGATTCAGCGCCTTATACAAGCTGAGGACTACGCGGGCGCTGCCGCTATTAAGAAAGAACAAGATAATAGAACTGCCCTAATTACTATGATGACTGACGCCTATGACGCTGAAACAGGTCAAATGTTTGGGCGTATGGCAAGAACAGGGGTATATGATGATTTTACCAAAGGATTGGGTACATTAGGAGTAAGTGCTTCCCAAGTTGCTGATATGGTTAAAAATTCTAACAATATTGCGACGGATTCTTTAAATCAAGTACAAAATTTTACAGAACGCCAAAGTGCCATGGTAGAATCAGCCGGCAGTACTTTGCAGTTTGTTGGTGAAGAATACGCAAGAAACTTAGGACTTACTAATGCAACTATTACACAGGGTAACAACTATTTAGGTAGAAATTTCCGCGAATCGTATGAGCAAGCGCAGCGTGCTATGGCAGCAAAAGAAGCTGAAGGTGATGCTGTAGCAGACGCGGCTGAACAGTTACGATCAGTAGAACGTGAAATACAAAAATTATACTATGATAGTATGTTTGCATTAGCTGAAATTGTTGTTCCTAAATTTGCAGGTGCGCTGGAATGGGGAACGCAACAAATAATGCGAATGATAAATTATCTCAGCGATAATTTTGACATAATAGTTGCGAAAATATCAAAATACGCTCCGGTCCTAGCTACTGCTGCTGGCATAGCGGTTGGTGCTTTATTAACCTTAAAAATAGGTAGAGGCGTAGCATCTATATTCACCGGCATTATAGGAGCTGGCCGTGGACTGATCAGCTGGATGAGACGGGTTACAAGTACACCGATGGGCGGCGGTCCAGGCGGTGGTCCAGATGTTGATGGACCGGATGGGGATAGGGATAGAAGAGGGTCCCGAGGCGGAAGACTACTTAGATTTGGTAGAGGTCTACTAGGTGGCCTAGGTGGGCTATTGGGTGGTCTTGCACTAGATTATGGGGCAGAAAAAGCAGCAGAAGCAGGATATACAAGGACTGCGGCTGCTGCAAGCACTGGGTCTGCTGCACTATATGGCGCAGGCATGGGAGCTACACTAGGTAGTATTGTTCCTGGTTTGGGCACAGTGGCCGGTGGAGCAATCGGCGGCTTATTAGGAGGTGCATATGGCATGTACCAAAATTGGGGCGGACTAACCGGAGCCAATGATCCTGCGCAACAAGCATTAGACGAAAGAGCAAGAGCCGCTACCGAAAGACAGGCGGAAGCGGCAGCAACCAGTCAGACAGCAAGCGAAGGAATGTCCGCTGCCAGTGAAGAATTCCGAACGGCTGCTGCTAATTTTGCTGAAACTAATGAACAAAGCTATGAAAGAATTACTGCCGCAATCGCTGAGGGTAGAGGGGAAACCCCTGAAGAAACTGAAGCCCGCACAGAAACGGTAAGAGAAAACACTGAAACCGTATCAGGTAATACTAGAACTGTCGCTGATAGTACTGCACAGACAGTGACAGACATTGAACAACGTAGAACTTTAGCAAGAACTTCCCAAGAACAGATGAGACAGCAGACCGCATTGTTCAAAAAGTTTACAGACACAGTAGAATCTGCAACATTGGTGCTGAAGACTTTCAAAGACTCAATGCAAAATTTGGTCAATCAAATTGGTACAAGTCTGCTACAAATTGTAGCACCTACGGGAGGAGGTGCAGACACCCCGATGACTATTGACAGCTTTTTAGCAATGATTGCAAAGTTAGAAAGTGGTGACGGAAAGTACCTTAGACCGCTTGGCCTGGGTAACACAGGGACTATAGGTGGGCGTTACCATATGGAAGACCGAGCCCGTATAGACGCCTTTAATGAGATGACTCCCGAAGAACGAGCGGAGATGGCAAGACTTGGATTTACTGCGGCACCAACACTTAGGCAGTTAGTCAGAGGTGACGGAGAGCAAGCAACATTTGTAAGTCAAAATGCTGAACAAGCAGACAGATTATTGGGTAGAGCTGGTGCTAGACTCGCTATGCGCAATTTGCAACGTATACACGGACGAGCCGGAACGCATCTTGAAGGAAGAAATATTTGGCACCAGGGTCCCGGTGGGTATCGAACATATAATACTGCTTTAACTTCAAATCCAAACATGAGAATGGCGGACATTTCGTCCATTGATGATGACAGACAATACGCCAATAGAACAGTAAGAGAGCAAAACGAGTACATGCGAGGGGAAGTTAACCGAGCAATGGGTGCTACTGGCACCGGTCTTTATGCAAATGCCGATCTTACCACTCCTGACGCAAGAAGAATTATAGCAATAGCGACGGCATTAAGAAACCGAGGATATACAGTATCGGGTCACCCGCACTATGAACAAACAGTCGGTCACTCAGATAAATCAAGACATTACCTTGGTCTAGCCCTTGATATTAATAAGGGCGACTATAGCATGGCTGAAATGGAACAGCATAAAGACGAATTTGATGCCTTAGATGCCGAATTAACAAGGCAAGGTTTTGGTGTACTTTGGAACGAAAGCGGTCACATGGATCACTTGCACCTTCAGTTAGCTAAAGGCGGAATTGTCAGCGGTCCTGCTAGCGGATATCCAGCAACGTTGCACGGAACTGAAGTCGTAACTCCTCTCAATATGGATTCAATTTTGATGAGATTAGCTAAGACTCCTGCAGCGGCAGACGGAGCTGACGGAATGTTGAATTCTAATATTACAAGAGAAGCACTTGACCGTATGAGTTTCGCACAAAAAGAAATGATAGACGTTCTAACAAGAAAGCTTGATAACGTTATTGACGCACTGGATGACGGCAATTCTACTCGTACTAGAATATTAAGGAACAGCATGGTTTAACATAAATACTATTATAAAGTGAAGAATCCTACATATGTCATATAAGAAAAAGTTTTTAAACAAGTCAGGTATTTCAAGCCCTATCTCTGGCATGAACAGCAACAGCGGTGCTTGGAACGGCCAGGACGGGTCAATGTCAGGTGGCTATAGCAATACTGATTTTGGTTATAAGAACTACATGTCCAGACTTCCAGAAGTATATACAGGACACCCCAATAGAATTGAGCGTTACAACCAATATGAAATGATGGACGTTGATGCTGAAATCAACGCTTGCTTAGACATTATTTCAGAATTCTCCACTCAGCGCAACGAACACAACAAGACACCATTCAGCTTTGAATTCAAAGAAGACCCTACTCCGCATGAAGTAGAATTGCTAACTAAGCAATTGCAGCAATGGTGTAAGCTAAACGAATTTGATGTTCGTATGTTCAAAATTTTCCGCAACATCATTAAGTACGGAGATCAGGTATTTGTTCGTGACCCAGAAAACTTCAAGCTTTACTGGGTTGATATGGTTAAGGTTATTAAAGTAATCGTTAACGAATCAGAAGGTAAGAAGCCCGAACAGTATGTATTGAAAGATATCAACGTCAATCTACAGAACTTGAGCGTTGCACAGAAAACGAATACAGACTTTGCAGCTAACCCTGCTACTGGTTTAGGCGGTACAGGTGGTGGCACCAACACTCCTTATACTGTTCCTGCAATGCCATACAACACTACAGGATCACGCTTCACATTAGGACAGAGTGAGTCTGCGGTAGACAGTAAGCACATTGTTCACTTGTCGTTGACAGAAGGGCTTGATAGATTCTGGCCATTCGGACAGTCAATTCTTGAGAACATCTTTAAGGTCTACAAGCAGAAGGAACTATTAGAAGACGCTGTTCTAATCTATCGTGTACAACGTGCTCCTGAGCGTAGAATGTTCAAGATTGACGTTGGTAACATGCCAAGTCACTTAGCTATGGCATTCGTTGAGCGTGTTAAGAACGAGATTCACCAGCGCAGAATTCCTTCAGTGTATGGTGGCGCAAGTGTAGTTGACGCTACATACAATCCGCTATCAATGAACGAAGACTATTTCTTCCCTGTAACAGCAGAAGGTCGTGGTTCGAGCGTTGAAGTTCTTCCTGGCGGACAGAATCTAGGCGAGATTGATGACTTGCGTTACTTCAACAATCGTCTTGCTCGTGGTCTACGTGTTCCGTCATCATACTTGCCAACTGGCCCCGATGACAACACTACTCCATTGAGCGATGGTCGTGTTGGTACTGCGATGATTCAAGAATTCAGATTCAACCAATACTGTGAACGTTTGCAAAACTACATGGCATTGAAGTTTGACGAAGAATTCAAGTTGTTCTTGCGTTGGAGAGGCTTCAATATTGATACAAGTCTATTCCAATTAGTATTCAATCCTCCACAGAACTTTGCTGCATATCGCCAAAGCGAACTTGATAATGCAAGAGTTGGCACATTCACGAGCATGGAGGCACTTCCCTATATCTCAAAGAGATTCGCACTCGAAAGATTCTTAGGTCTAACAGAAGAAGAAATCAAGCGTAACGAAAAGCTTTGGGAAGAAGAAAATAAAGAAGAAGTTACTGATGAGCCAGGCGGCAGTGATCTACGTAACATTGGCATATCAACTGGTGACTTCGAATCTGATTTGGAAACTGCGGATGAAATTGAATCAAGCGAAGAAATGGCTGATATGGGACCGGAAGCCGCAGGCCCAGTAGGTGATGCCGGCGGAGCAGCAGTTCCAGGTGGAGCAGCAGGCCCAGTAGGTGGCGGCGGAATGCAAATCTAAAAGATAAATAGTTTTATGAATCTATTAGAAATGTTTGACGCCCCTATCAACGGGATGCAAGATGTTAACGCTGATAACAGCAAGCCTACCTATAGAACATCAAGAAAAACAAAACTAACTCTAAAGCAAATTCGCAAGCTTCGTAGAATGCTGGATGTAAGAAACTACGAAAAGCAAAAATATCTAGAAAATGTTCGTAAGCAATATGGTGCAAAGCCTGAGCAGGCGGCAGGCGCCGCTGCTGCCTAAAACGCATATCTATATTAAAAACTCAAAAAATACATAGTTATTGAGTACTTTTTCTGACTATGGCATAAGTAATTCTACAAAGCCATTTGTATCAGGAGAACATTTCAATGGATATTAAAAAGTATGAAGAATTGATCAACCTAGTGATCAATGAAAATGAAGAACAAGCCCGCGAACTATTTCACGAAATCGTTGTAGAAAAGTCAAGAGAAATCTTTGAGTCAATCATGGCCGAAGATGACGATATGGCAGATGACGAAGACATGATGGAAGGCGAAATGGAAGGCATGGGCGGACAAGTAGGCGATCTACTTGACGAAATTAATGCTGAAGAATCAGGCGTCATGGAAGAAGAAGACGATGAAGACATGGACTTCACCGATGACGAAGAAGATATTGAAATCGGCGGCGACGAAGACATGGGCGACGAAGGCGGCGAAGAAGTTGAAGACGCTGTAATTCGCATTGAAGACAAGCTTGACCAGTTGATGGCAGAGTTTGAAGATATCATGGGCGGTGGCGCTGATGATGACATGGGCGGCGAAGAAGACTTCGGTGACGAAGGCGACGCAGACATGGATTTCGGTGACGAAGACGAAGAAGCTATGATGGAAGCAGTTCAACTTAAGAAGGTTTCTGTAACTCACGGCGACAACGGCGCACAGACAAAGAGCCCAGGACTACAGGGTTCAGGTCAAGCTGGAATGGACAGTCACCCAGTAAAGTTTGCAGGCGCACACGAAGCAGTTCCTACTGCTCCTAAGGCTCCAAGCAACTTCTACTCAAAGGGCGAAACCCAAGTAAAGGGCGCAGGTAACTTCAAGAACAGTCCAGGTAAGGATAACTTCAAGGACAAGGGCGAAGCAGCTCCTAAGCCAAAGCACGGTGACGATGGTGCAAACACCAAGAGCCCAGTAGCTGAATCACGTAGATCAGCACGTAGACCAATTCGCTAATAGGAAACTGAGAGAATGGCTTTGTATCTCAGAGAAAATCTAACGTTCGACCGCGCAGGAATGGTGGTCGAGTCAATTCATGAAGAAGGCACTGATTTTAAGACCCTCTACATGAAGGGGATTTTCATTCAGGGCGGGGTAAAGAACGCAAACGAGCGTGTTTACCCCGTCAATGAAATTGAAAACGCTGTAGATACATTAAACAAGCAAATCTCAGAAGGATACTCAGTTTTGGGTGAAGTTGACCACCCAGATGATCTTAAAATCAATTTAGACCGTGTATCACACATGATTACAAGCATGTGGATGGACGGTGCCAACGGTTTTGGCAAGCTAAAAATCCTTCCTACTCCAATGGGTCAACTAGTAAGAACTATGTTGGAGTCAGGAGTAAAGCTAGGTGTTTCCAGTCGTGGATCAGGTAATGTAAACGATATGGATGGTAGAGTCAGTGATTTTGAAATCATTACTGTCGATATCGTCGCCCAACCTAGCGCACCAAACGCATACCCCAAAGCAATTTATGAAAGTCTCATGAACATGAAACACGGACATAAGATGCTTGAAATTGCTAAGGAAGCTCAGGGCGACAAAAGAGTACAACGATTCCTTGGTGAGGAAGTAAAGCGTCTCATCAATGAACTTAAGATATAAAAAGGAATCAAACAAATGTTAGATGCTATTA